AGCCGTGAATTTTTGCAAAAAACCTCAAAAAATGACTACAAAATGAAAAACAGGCTTAAGAGCCACTGTTTATGCGACTTTTCGCGTAGTCATTTTTAAATCTAAAATGACAACAAAATGACCTACATTTTGAGACCCGCGTAAACAGGGGCTCTTAAGCCTACTTCAATTAAGCAAAATGACAACATAAATGACTACACAATAGAATTTCATATAATGTTATTAGCTAAAAGCCATACGGCAAATACTCACTAAGTCTTAGGAATACTCACTAAGTCTTAGGAACATAAATACTAAGACTTAGTGAGTATTGGCACTAAGACTTAGTGAGTACTGTACATTCATACAGCACTAAGACTTAGTGAGTACTGGCACTAAGACTTAGTGAGTACTGTATGTTTATACAGCACTAAGTTTTGCTTAGAGCTATGCTGCTTGGAATTGTGCAGCGCAATATTTATACCCCCCCCCAGGGCCTGGGTGGTGGTGGGTGTGTGCCAGCACCGTTCGCAAACAATTTTTATTTTTTTATAAAACGGCTAACAGCAAAAACTTTTTATTTTTTTTATAAAACGGCTAACAGCAAACAAGCTACCAACTAAAAATAAAATGACAACATGACAACATAACCTACACAAGGTAGAATTAGCGCATGATGCAATCATTCTTATTTGAGCCACGAAAAGTCCAAGCGACTGAGGCGCGCTTAAAAGCTATATTTGAAGCAGCGCGATTAGGTTTGCGTGGGGACACGTTAGCGTTAGCTGCGGGCATGATGCCGTCTGAGTACAGGCAATTGTGCCAAATGGATCCTGTAGCTGAGATGGCAGAAGCGCAAGGACGCGCATACAGCGAGATGCAAGCGGCAACGATTGTAGATAAAGCCATTGCCGAAGGTGACGCTAAGATGGCGCTTGATAAATTAAAACACCGCCACGACTGGCAAGCCGCGCAACGCGTGCAGATTGACGTCACTCAACAGATCAGTATTGTTGACGCAATGGCGTTGGCAGACAAATGCGTTGCGCAGGGGTTGGAGTACAACGACCCCGTGCAAGACGCCCCCTTTAAAATGATAGCTAAAGAAGACACACGTGCAAGAGATTAGATACTCAGCCCAAGAAGAAATGGCGCTAATGAGTAGGCTATGGTCGCCTGCTATAAAAAACGACCCGTTAGCGTTTGTGCTGTTCACGTTTCCGTGGGGGCAAAAGGGCACACCGCTTGAGCACTTTACAGGCCCACGCAAATGGCAACGAGAAGTGCTACGCGATATAGCCCAACATATTAAAGAGAACAACGGCAAGATTGACTTTAACACCTTGCGCTTGGCGGTAGCCAGTGGGCGGGGTATTGGCAAGTCGGCATTGGTAAGCTGGATAGTGCTGTGGTTTATGTCTACTCGCGTTGGTGGCACGGGTATCGTGTCGGCTAACTCAGAAAGTCAGTTGCGAAGTGTGACGTGGGCTGAAATTACTAAATGGCTGTCGATGTCTATAAACAGCTATTGGTGGGAGATTAGCGCAACAAGAGTGGCCCCCGCTAAATGGTTGGCTGAATTAGTTGAGCGCGACTTAAAGAAAGGCACGCGCTACTGGTCGCTAGAAGGCAGATTGTGGTCAGCAGAGAACCCCGATGCGTTTGCAGGTGTGCATAACTATGATGGCGTGATGTTGGTCTTTGACGAAGCATCAGGTATAGATGACTCTATCTGGGGTGTATCAAGCGGGTTCTTTACGGAGAACACACCGAATCGTTTTTGGTTGGCGTTCTCTAACCCCAGGCGTAACAGCGGGTACTTTTACGAATGCTTTAACGCCAAGCGTGACTTTTGGGTGACTAAGCAGATTGACGCAAGAACGGTTGAGGGTACGGATAAGAACGTGTATGAGCAGATTATTGCTGAGTATGGGGCTGATTCGTACCAAGCGCACGTAGAGGTCTTTGGCTCATTCCCAAGCGAAGGCGATGATCAGTTCATACCTAGCCTAGTGGTGGATGAAGCGATGGAGCGCCCCCTGTATAAAGATTTATCAGCCCCGATTGTGATTGGTGTTGACCCTGCACGGTTTGGTGCAGACGCAACCGTTATTGCGGTTAGGCGTGGCCGCGACATTATTGACATCCGTAAGTTCAGGGGTGACGATACGATGACAGTGGTTGGCCACGTCATTGAAGCCATAGAAGAATACAAGCCTGCGTTGGTTGTGATTGACGAAGGTGGGGTAGGCGGTGGGATCGTAGACAGGCTCAAAGAGCAACGCTATAAGATTCGCGGGGTTAACTTTGGCAGTAAGAGTAAGACACCACTCATGTACGGCAACTTGCGAGCCGAGATGTGGGGCAAGATGAAGGACTGGCTAAAGACGGCAAGCATACCGCAAGAGCGGGTGCTCAAGACAGATTTAATTAGCCCTATGATGAAACCTGATTCTAAGGGTACAATCTTTTTAGAGTCAAAAAAAGACATGAAAGCGCGTGGCTTAGCCTCGCCTGATGCAGCCGATGCGATATGCGTGACATTTGCTTTTCCTGTGGCGCATCGTGAGTATAATGAAGCAGCACACAGAACACGACCTAACTTTCAAAACAGCAACAGCGTTGCAACTGGATGGATGGCATTTTAAATGACTAAGAAACCTGGGCTTTACGCAAATATTAACGCCAAGCAAGAGCGCATCAAAGCAGGAAGCGGCGAAAAAATGAACAAAGTGGGCAGTAAGAACGCGCCCACAGCTAAAGACTTTAAAGATTCGGCTAAAACGGCTAAGAAAAAATGATTCGACCCTTGCATAACCACGTCTTAGTCAAAGAAAACGCGCCAATCCCCCACCCGTTCTTGGTGTTGCCTTTAGAAGACACTTTAACGGGTACGGTTGTGGCTACTGGGCCAGGTAAAAGGCTACCAAACGGTAAATTACGGCCTATATTGGTGTCAGTAGGTGACAAAGTCAGGTTTAGCGGTACAATCGACGCAATGATTGATGGTTTTGCATTAATGCAAGATAAAGACATTATTGGACTAGTCGATGAGCAATGAGAGCGACAATAAAGACCTTCTAGCCACAATGCGTAGCCGACTCACGTTGGCTATTTCTGCTTATGGCAGTTCACGTAACGATGAGCTAGATGATTTGCGCTTTATGGCGGGTAGCCCAGATAATCAATGGCAATGGCCTTCTGATGTATTATCCACACGTGGCTCGGTGCAAGGGCAGACTATTGGCGCACGGCCTTGTTTAACCATTAACAAGTTGCCACAACACGTCAACCAAATTACAAACGACCAACGTCAGAATCGCCCGTCAGGTAAGGTAATTCCTGCCAATGATGAAGCCGATGTTGAGATGGCGGACATATTTGACGGCATAGTGCGTCACATTGAGTATATGTCAGACGCTGATGTGGCGTATGACACAGCGTGTCAGAATCAAGTTACTTATGGCGAAGGGTACATCCGCATATTGACTGAGTACTGTGACGAAAATTCGTTTGACCAAGATTTAAGGATTGGGCGCATACGCAATAGCTTTAGCGTTTACATGGATCCTATGATACAAGACCCTTGCGGGGCGGATGCGCAATGGTGTTTTATTACAGAAGACCTATCTAGGGCAGAGTACGAACGGGCTTACCCCGATGCCATGCCTGTGTCGTCTATTCAGCAACAAGGCGTGGGCGATCAAGCGGTTAGCCAATGGTTAGCCGATAACACGGTTAGAATTGCCGAATACTTTTACCATAAGTACGAAAAAGCAGTTTTAAACCTTTATGCTGGTGAAATCACCGCATTTAAAGGCTCAAAAGAAGATAAGCAACTGGCTCAGATGGGCTACACGCCTATTCGCAAGCGTGACGTAGATCGTAAGAAAGTCATGTGGATTAAAACCAATGGCTATGAAATACTTCAAGAACAAGAGTGGGCAGGCAAGTGGATTCCTGTTGTCCGCGTTATCGGTAATGAGTTTGAAGTAGACGGACAGATTTACGTATCAGGTATTGTGCGTAACGCTAAAGATGCACAGCGTATGTACAACTACTGGGTCAGTCAAGAAGCTGAGATGCTGGCGTTAGCGCCTAAAGCACCATTTATTGGCTACGGTGGGCAGTTTGAAGGGTACGAGCATCAATGGAAAACAGCTAACACGACCAATTGGCCGTATTTAGAAGTTAACCCCGATGTGACCGATGGTGCAGGTGGCGTATTGCCCTTACCACAACGTGCCCCGCCCCCATTGCCGCAAACGGGCTTAATTCAAGCCAAGATGGGCGCTAGTGACGATATTAAATCGACTACAGGGCAATATGACTCAAGCCTTGGGCAAACGTCTAATGAGCGTTCTGGTCGGGCTATTTTGGCTCGCGAACGTCAAGGTGATGTAGGCACGTACCATTACGTTGACAACTTGGCTCGCGCTATCCGTTACGTGACCCGTCAATTGGTTGACATTATCCCCAAGATTTACGACACCCGCCGTATTGCTCGCATCATTGGCGTGGATGGTGAAACTGACATGGCTAAGATTGACCCCATGCAGGCAGAACCCGTCAAAAAGATTGTTGATGAAAACGGCATAGTCATTGAGAAAATATACAACCCAAGCGTGGGTAAGTATGACGTGGTTGTGACTACTGGCCCAAGCTACATGACTAAGCGTCAAGAAGCTATGGAAGGCATGGCTCAGATTCTGCAAGGCAACCCGAACCTTTGGGCAGTGGCTGGCGACTTGTTTGTTAAAAACATGGATTGGCCAGGTGCTGAAGAAATGGCAGAACGTTTACGCAAAACCATTGACCCTAAAGTATTGGCTGACCAAGACGAAGACCCAGCATTGCAAGCTGCTCAACAACAGATGCAAGCGATGGGGCAAGAAATGGATCAGATGCACCAGATGTTGCAAAATGTTAGCCAATCAATGGAAGCTCAAAAGCTCAAGATTGACGAATACAATGCGGAAACTAAGCGTATCTCTGCTGTGGCTTCAGGCATGAACCCCGAGCAAGTGCAAGAGGTTGTCATGCAAACGTTACGCGATGTGATGACCGCAGGTGATATGGTATCCGCACAACAAGCCCCTGAAATGCCTATAATGCCCGGGCAAATGCAAGAAATGCAACAAATGCAAGAAATGCAACCGATGCCTGAGCAAATGCCACAACAAGGACAAATGTTATGAAGTGTTCGGATTTCATAGGTACGTTGTTTTTGGCTCGCGATGTCACGCATAGCGTTCATTTGAACACCCGCAGTTATTCTAAACATAAAACATTACAAAAGTTTTATGAAAACATTATTGGTTTAGCTGATGCGTATGCTGAGGCTTATCAGGGCAGACATGGTTTAATAGGCCCTATTGCGCTTAATTCAGCTAAAAAAACAACTAATGTAGTTGAGTTTTTAGAAGACCAATTAACTGAAATAGAAGCCAATCGGTACAAATTTTGCGACAAAGAAGACTCAACATTACAGCAATTGGTGGATAATATCATTGAGCTGTATTTAAAAACGTTGTACCGCCTTAAATTTCTGGCGTAAGGAGAGTATTTTGGAACTTTTAAACCCTTTAGCTGATGCTAATTTTCCTGCACAAACCGTTGCTTTTACGGGTACGGCTGGTTCGACAACAGGCTGGAACGCAGGCCCGCAAGGCGTAGTAATTTGGGCAACTGAAGCCTGCTACGTTTTAGTAGGCGAAAACGCTACAGCTACAACTTCTAGCACTCCGATTCCCGCAAATACCCCGATTCCGTTTACAGTGCCTGGTGGTACAGGCGGTTTATGGCGGGTAAGCGCTATTCAAATATCGGCAGGCGGTACAGTTTACGCCAAACCTGTAAATATACGATGACTTGGGGCGATGGCGCTCGCAATGGGCTTTCTATTGGCTTATCTAGCCTTATGGCGTTAGCTAAATCAGCGTTAGCCGCGGCGTTAAATTTAAACTTTATCGCCAACGACACGCTAGATCCTCGTATTACGTTTACGCGCGCGTCCACAGCTACCTACACAGATGTTGATGGCGTTCTCCAAACATCGGCTGTTAACGCGCCACGATTTGATTATGACCCTGTTACCCACGCGCCCTTGGGCTTGCTGCGGGAAGAGCAGAGGACTAATCTCGTACTAAACAGCGCGGTGCTGGTGACTCAGAACGTAACGGTTACAGCCGTTGCTCATACACTTAGTTTTTATGGCGCGGGTACAGTAACGTTATCAGGCACAGCAACAGCCACAGTCGTTGGTTTAGGTGCTTACCCATCACGCAAGACTTTTACTTTTACACCAACCGCAGGTACTTTAACCTTAACCGTTACAGGTTCGGTCACACTTGCACAACTAGAAGTTGGTGCATACGCTTCCTCATATATTCCAACAGCGGCATCACAAGTCACCCGCGCTGCCGATTCGGCTACGATGACCGGCGTTAATTTTACGTCTTGGTACGGCGCGGGCGGCACGATGATTGTTGATGTTAACATGCCCGTGTCGGGTATTATTTTGACCGCCGGTACAACAGATATGAGATCACCAGTTAATGGTGAGCGTATTTACGGGCAACCTTTCTTTCCTGCAACAACAAATACGTTAACTTTGGGTGTAGGTACATTTAGCCAAATCATTTATTACGCCAGCTATATCAATTACTCGGGGTTAATTACGCCTGTGGGCGCGCCTTCGTTAGCTTCCTTTGTAATGACCGTATTTATCAGTGCAGACGGTGGTACATTCCAATGGCCTAATCGTACAGGTACTCGTGGCGCAGTTATTAATTGGGGTGATGGTACAAGTGAAACCTCTACAGGTGACTTGACTGCTAAGACTTATGCACTTGCGGGTTATTACGATATCAGTGTAACGGGTACATATACAGCGCCATTATTTAATAATGGTGGTGATAGGCTTAAATGTGTTGATGTACGTCAATGGGGTCAAGTCACAGGTATGACTACTTGGAATGCATCGTTTAGGGGTTGTGATAATTTAGTTGGGACAGCTACTGACGCACCTGTTTTAATTGGCGCGGTAAATAATATGTTTGAAGGCTGTACAGTATTTAACGGTGCAATAGGTAACTGGAACACAAGTGAAGTTACTAATATGTCCCTTATGTTCTATCAAGCAACAGCATTTAACCAAGACATTGGTTCTTGGAACACAAGTGAAGTTACTAATATGAATAGTATGTTCTACGATGCAACAGCATTTAACCAAGACATCGGTTCGTGGGATACAAGTGAAGTTACTGATATGACTAGTGTGTTCAACCGTGCATCAGCATTTAACCAAGACATTGGAAGTTGGAACACAAGCGCAGTTACTAATATGTTTGGTATGTTCGCAAACGTATCAGCATTTAACAACGGTGGTAGTGCAACTATAAACAACTGGAACACAAGTGCGGTTACTAATATGGCTTCTGTGTTTCAAAGCAATACAGCATTTAATCAAGACATTGGTTCGTGGAACACAGGTGCAGTTACTAATATGTTGCAAATGTTCCGACTCGCATCAGCATTTAACCAAGACTTATCGGGCATGGTAACAAGTCTAACAGCACAGCCAACCGCGTTCTCAACGAGCGCAAACGCTACTTTCGCTGACAACGCCAATGGGCTGAAGCCATACCTGTCTGATGGCGTGACTCAAATCACCACGTAAGGAAAACAAAATGTCTGATTTTTACCTAAAATTTGTTGACGAAGAGCAAGCGCAAGAAGTTCTCTACACTAAAGTAGTAGACGAGTGGAGCGAAGACCCTGACGTTGAGCCTATCCCTTTGCGGTGGCATTATGTGCCGAACTATGTAAACATTGACACGATTGGTGTGATCTACGAGCCTGCGCCTGACCTAGAAGATTATGTGCCTGTTCCGTATGAAGGTTGGTTTGTAAATGTGCGGGTAGTTAGCGAAGACCCAGACCCTCTGTTACCGTTTAGTATCGACCCACAGCCGTATCCTATTAGAATTTGGGCTTAAAGGAATAATAATGTCAGGTACACCTTCACTTTTTGCAGGCATTGGCGCTCAGCTTTTAGACAATAACGGTAAACCGTTAGCTGGGGGCAAATTATTTACGTACCTTGCGGGGACAACCGCACCCATTGCTGTGTATACATCTCAAGCGGCGGCTACAGCACACCCAAACCCTATTATTCTTGATTCAGCGGGGCGCGTACCAACAGGTGAAATTTGGCTAAAAGAAGGTGATGCTGAATACTATAAATTTATAGTTAAAACTAGTACAGATGTATTGTTAAACACTTACGATTTTGTGCCTGGTACTTACGATAATTTAGATTTAAATAGCCCAACAGGTTCTTCACTTGTCGGGTTTATACAAGCAGGAACAGGCGCGGTTGCTACTACTGTTCAAACCAAACTGCGTGAAACCGTATCAATCAAAGATTTTGGGGCTGTTGGTGATGGGGTAACGGATGATACGGTAGCAATTCAAACAGCGATCAACGCTCGCGTTCCGCTTAATGTGCCCGTAGGCAACTATTTAATTACTGCATCCCTTGTGTTGCCTAGAGGCACCACTATTACTGGGCAAAAAACACAGACTTATGGCATAGATGTAGAGGCTCAAAGCTCTAAGTTTATATTTTCTGGTATTGGTTCTGACAATTTTGGGATGGTTCCAGTTACATCGCAAAATACAATGAATATTAGACTTGATAGTATGTTTTTTGAGGGCGATAACATATGCAACGGTTTCAGCGCAGCAAACCCATCGTACTGGGTGCGTGAAGTTCAAATGCGTGACTGTTCATTTAAAAGATTTGTTGTTGGTATTGATTTAGCTTTGTCATGGGCTAGTCGGTTAGATAATGTAGCTGTTGCGGCTACATCTATAGGTTTAAAATTGGCTGGCGGGACAAGCCACACTTGGACTCATTTGCGTTTTGATGGGTTTACGAAAGCCACTAATAATACTGGCGTATATATAGACGGAAACCCAACTAACATTGTTATTACAGGCGGTTTTATCCAAAATTATAAAACTGGTTTTTATTTAAATACTGACCCCGATATTAAAGTTCAATCAGTTGATTTAGAATATATGGATGTAGGTGTCAAATTAGGTAACTTATCAAACTCAAAAGCTGTATTTGATTCATGCGCTTTTGGACTAGATGACAACGGCGTATGTTTTTCATTAGAAGGCTTGGTTTCTGAAGGAAGTAGAATATATTGCCTTTCACCAACAGGAAGAAGCGCATGGTTTTCTGGCGCCAGCTTCGCCTACCATAGCTGGGCGCTTGGTTACTTCTTAAAATCAAACGGTGGCAACTTTAACTTTACAACAACAAATAACAAACAAGCCTTTTTTATACAGGCCGAATATTATGAAATAGTGTACGGCGGGTTAGAGGAGGCGTTAATCCCTTATATTTCTCAAATAGAATCAACAAAATTTGGGAAAATTAAAGTTTTATTGGCGAGAACAGACGATGTTATTAGCTACAGAACTTTAGCTAATATGCAAGATTCTTTGACTGTTTATGACGCAACATCTAATATTTATTATAACGAATACACTAGGGGTAACGGCGGGACTAACGGCGCTGTATTAACCGCAAGTTCTTGGGATCCTCCTGGAAGTGACACCGCAGTTCCATTAGTTTCAGCCGTTTATTTTAGAAGTGATCCAGCTACAACTGGGATACAAGGCGCCGCAGTATCAATGGCTGGCGCAGGCGTTCCCTTAACATTTAACGACACGTTGCAAACAATTACTGTTGGCGGGACAAATTTGCAAGTTTACTTTAAGGTGTAAGATATGATATTGGACTGTTTTAACTTGCGCGTTGAGGATTGTGTTTTATCATATAAACCAAAATTAACTTTATTAAAACGTTTAATTAATTTAGTAAAGGTACTATTCAAAAAGTTATGTACTACCCTCAAGCGTTAATTTCGGCTAAACTGGCAGCAATAACAGCATGAAGCACATTTTACCAGCCCTCTTAGCCCAGCTTTTACTCTCACCCTTTAATTGGTGGCTTGGTGCATTATTTGCAATTGGGTACTATTTAGGGCGCGAGATGGCGCAAGCTGAATACCGAGTCATTCTTTATTTCTATGATGGTAAGCGGGTAAATATGCCTTGGTACGGCGGCTTTGAGCGTAGGGCTTGGAATACTAAAAGCATTTTAGATTGGGCATTGCCAACTTTAGCTGTTTTAATGGTAGCGCTAGCGTCAAGTTTAGTTTAGTAGTACATTATTACTGTATCGGCCCAGTAGACCGAGGATTCTAAGGAATCATGTCAAATGAGTGAAGAAGTCCAAAACTTAGCGGAAAGTACAGAAGTACCCGTGCCAGAGCAGGAAGTCACAGCGGCTACCCAATCTGAAGAAACACAAACGCTGGAAGTAGAGCAGACAGAAAACACCAAGTCATTCTCGCAAGAAGAACTTGATGCTATTGTCAGCAAACGGCTTGCAAGAGAGCAGCGAAAATGGGAAAGAGAAACGCGAACGCGACAGGAACAAACCCCTGTTACGCCTAGATATACTCCCGCGCTAGACCAATTTGAATCAGTAGAAGCGTATGCCGAAGCATTGGCTACACAAAAAGCCGAGCAAATGGTACAGCAAAGAGAAGCTCAAAAGCAGCAATCGCAAGTCTTAGACGTCTATAACGACCTTGAAGAAGAAGCGCGAGGTAAATACAACGACTTTGAACAAGTCGCGTATAACCCTAACCTTCCAATCACGACTGTTATGGCTGAAACGATTCGATCTTCGGATGTAGGGCCTGATGTAGCTTACTACTTAGGTGCTAACCCCAAAGAAGCCGATCGTATTTCTAAACTAGCTCCTTACTTACAAGCAAAAGAATTGGGTAAGATCGAGGTTAAAGTAACCGACAATCCACCCACCAAGAAAACGTCAAGCGCCCCCGCGCCGATTAGCCCTGTTACTGCTCGTGGTAACTCCGCAAAGTCTTATGACACAACAGATTCACGCTCTATCAAAGATATGAGCACATCTGAGTGGATTGAGGCAGAACGGGCAAGGCAAATCAAAAAGTGGGAAGCGCAACGCAACCGCTAACTTTTAAGGAAATATCGTGGCTAATTCGATTCTCACAATTGATATGATTACAAGAAAAAGTTTAGAAATACTTGAAAACAATCTTGTACTCACCCGTAACGTTAATCGTCAGTAAACGAAAGTCTAGCTGACGCTAAACCCCGTTAATTGCTGGAAACCCCTTAGAGCATCATGCACCACAGCGCAATTGGAAACGATAATCGCGAAGGTTTGAAAAGAATGATGATTGGGCAATCAGCAGCCAAGCGTCTTATCATTAAACATGGTATGATGAAGGTTCAACGACTAGTTGGAAACAACGTAGAGCCAAGTGGCTCGAAAAGCGGGGCAGACATAAAACAGCCGATAGAAAGTAGGTTTTTTGCCAAAGTCAAGAAGTCTGACAATGGTTGCCACGAATGGACTGGGAGTATCGCACCAAATGGTTACGGTAACTTTCATAGAGACGGGAAAACAGCATACGCCCACAGAGTAGCGTGGGAGTTAGCGAATAACACAGTAGCTGCGTATGTGCTGCACACTTGTAATAATCGCAAATGCGTTAACCCAGACCACCTGTTTACTGGCTCCTTTAACGACAATATGACCGACATGGTTAGTAAGCAACGTCAAGCACATGGTGAACGTAACGGACACCACAAATTGACAGCCGACCTAGTAAGGCAGATACGTTCTGAAATCGGGTTGCAGCGAGAAATCGCCGCTAAGTACGGAGTTACAGCATCGTTAGTTTCGATGATTCGTAGCGGTCGAATTTGGCGTCTTGTTTGAAGATATAGTCTGTTCTGCGGTGAAAGCCGTAGCTGCGTAAAGCGGGCATAGCCTAACGACCTATGCTGAACATAAAAAGATGACGATTCGTTTGCATTACAAGGCGCTAAGATTGGCGCCACATTGCGTATCCGTTTACCTGACCGTACTTTAGTAACCGACGGTGCAACCCTTGCGGTTCAAGATGACAATGAGCAATTTACAACTCTAAGCGTTTCTTCGCAAAAGCATATTGGCGTAAACTTCAGTTCAGCCGAATTGACAATGCAAATGGATGACTTTGCAGAACGTGTGCTTAAGCCTCGTATCAGCCAATTGGCTGCTTCAATTGACGCAAACGTTGCTGACAGCTATTTGAGCATTGCCAACACTGTTGGTACGCCAGGCTCAACACCTTCGACTTCTTTAGTCTTGTTGCAAGCTCAACAAAAACTAAACGAAAACGCGGCTGTTATGTCACCACGTTACGCAACTGTTAGCCCCGCAGCCAACGCAGGTTTGGTTGAAGGCTTAAAAGGTTTGTTCAATCCTACTGACACCGTTTCACGCCAATTCAAAAATGGCATGATGGGTACAGGCGTATTAGGCTATGAAGAAATCAACATGAGCCAATCAATCAAGCAATTTACGACTGGTACTCGTGGTGCAACAGGCAACACAACTTCTGCTGCTGTGGCCGCTGAAGGCGCTACATCAATTGCGCTGACCGTGGCTTCGGGTGTAACAATCAAAGCGGGTGACGTTTTCACAATAGCTGATTGCTTTGCTGTTAACCCGCAGACTCGTGAATCTACAGGTTCATTGGCTCAGTTTGTTGCTGTCGCTAACGTAACCGCTTCTGGCACTGCTGTGACTGTTACTGTTGCTCCTGTCTACTCAGCCGCTAGCCCATTGGCTACGGTTGACGTCTTGCCTGGTACCGCTAAAGCTGTTGTGTTTGTTGGTGCTGCAAGCACACAATATCCACAAAACTTGGTCTACCATAAAGATGCGATCACTTTTGCAACCGCTGACTTGCTTATGCCTCAAGGTGTAGACATGGCATCACGTCAAGTGCATAACGGCATTTCAATGCGTATTGTTCGTCAATATGACATTAATAATGACCGCATGCCATGTCGAATTGATGTACTCTATGGTTTTTCAGTGATTCGCCCACAAATGGCCGTTCGTTTATGGGGTTAAACCTAATTGCTCCCGCTTCGGCGGGGGCTTTTTTAAGTTTTTTTAATAAAATTATTATGGCAATTTGCTGTTGTAGTGTAAAGTAAACTAGGGGGCTTACTGCCCCCTAGCCTAACAAGGTTTCCTATGCACATTTATCTGCAACACCCTAAGCACGGCGCAAAAGTAGCCATTTCAGACCAAGAAGCCCAACAAGACATTAAAAACGGTTGGTCGGTCTTTGACCCTAGCGCAACAATTAAACCTGCTGATGACGCGCCTAGCGCGCCACAAGCCACAGATACGCTTATAATTAACCAATTGCCTGCACAGCGCGGGCGTAGACGCAAAAACGCAGACACGCAAGAGGAATAAGCTATGGCTACTGCTGGTGATATTATTAACGGTTCGCTACGGCTTATCGGTCAATTAGCCGAAGGCGAAGTGCCCTCAGCGGACACCGCGCAAGACGCCTTAAACGCCATGAACCAGATGATTGATAGTTGGTCAACTGAACGGTTAGCAGTGTTTGCTACCCAAGAGCAAGTGTTTATATGGCCCACAAGCGCTGCGTCAAGAACGCTTGGGCCAACAGGTGATTTTGTAGGTGAACGCCCAATTAAAGTTGATGATTCAACTTACTTTAAAGACTCAACAAGCGGGTTGTCGTTTGGCATTAAGTTAATTAACCAACAACAATACAACGCTATTGCGCTTAAAACGGTGACGAGTACTTACCCACAAGTTATGTGGGTTAACGAGACTTACCCAAACATTGAAATGACAATTTACCCCATGCCTTTTAAAGCGCTTGAGTGGCATATTGTTTCGGTTCAACCGTTAAGCTCGGCGGCTACGCTTGCTACAGACTTGTCTTTCCCTCCTGGCTATTTGCGAGCGTTTCGCTACAACTTGGCTTGCGAGTTAGCGCCTGAGTTTGGCGTTGAGCCAAGCCCACAGGTGCAACGCATCGCCATGACTTCTAAGCGTGATTTAAAGCGCATCAACAACCCAGATGATGTAATGGCTATACCTTACCCACTTATCGCTAGACGCCACCGATACAATATTTACTCAGGCAGCTTTTAATGAAGACGCCAATATTGGGTTCGGCTTATATTGCTAGGTCTGTCAGTGCGGCAGACGCTAGAATGATTAACTTGTACCCCGAAGTTATCCCCGAAGGCGGTAAAGAGCCTGCTTACTTGCAGCGCACACCAGGGCTAGAATTTTTACAGACTGTAGGCACGGGGCCTATTCGTGCATTGTGGGCGCATCAAACGCGTGGCGATGACTTCTATGTAGTAAGTGGCAATGAAATATACAAACTTACAGAGCTTACCAGTACACCAATAAAAATAGGCAACGTAACAGGTACAGGCCCCGTGTCTATTGCGGATAACGGTACACAATTGTTTTTTGCTTGTAACCCTGACGGTTACATTTACAACGAAGCCACTAACGTATTCGCCAAAATTATAGACCCTGATTTTGCGGGCGCGGTGACAGTCTGTTACCTAGATGGCTACTTTGTATTTAACCAGCCCAACAGTCAAATTATTTGGGTAACGCAACTGCTAGACGGTACATCCGTTGACCCGTTAGACTTTGCAAGTGCTGAAGGCTCGCCTGACGGTGTAGTAGCGATTATCGCTGACCATCGAGAACTGTGGGTGTACGGCACGGACACGGTTGAAGTTTGGTATAACCAAGGGGGCGCTGATTTCCCTTTGCAACGCATACAAGGCGCGTTTAACGAAATCGGTTGCGCGGCGGCGTTTACTCCCGCCAAGCTAGACAATGGTTTGTTTTGGCTTGGGCAAGACGCTAGAGGCCGCGGCATTGTTTACCGTGCTAACGGCTATACAGGTCAACGCATCAGCACTCACGCGGTTGAGTACTCGATACAAAAGAATTTAAACATGAACGATGCGGTAGGCTACACCTACCAGCAAGACGGTCATGCGTTTTACGTGCTGAACTTTCCAACAGCCAATATCACTTGGGTTTTTGACGTGGCAACAGGCGCGTGGCATGAACGTGCAGGGTTTGATAACGGTGTGCTTACCCGTCATCGTGGCAATAACCAATGCAACTTTCAAGGCAATACGGTTATTGGCGACTACGAAACAGGCGCTATTTACAAGTACAACCTAAATGTTTACGCTGATAATAATGAGCCGCAGAAATGGCTACGCTCATGGAGAGCGCTACCTACAGGGCAAAACAACTTAAAGCGTACCGCACAGCACAGTTTGCAACTAGATTGCGAAACAGGTGTGGGGTTAAATGACGGCCAAGGTAGCGACCCTGCTGTCATGCTACGTTGGTCTGATGATGGTGGCCATACATGGTCAAACGAGCATTGGCGCTCAATGGGCAAGATTGGGCAGTACGGCTACCGTACCATTTGGCGCAGACTTGGCATGACTGAAAAGATACGTGATCGGGTGTACGAGGTAAGCGGTACAGACCCAGTTAAGATTGCAATTATGGGCGCTGAATTAATACTGAGCCCGACTAATGGCTAATACCGTACCTATTACCCCGCCACGAGTGCCGTTGGTTGACCCCCGCACGGGGGATGTATCGCGCGAGTGGTACAGGTTTTTCTTTAGTCAATTTACCATTACTGGCTCAGCTTCGGGCGTATTTCCTGTTACTAGCGGTGGCACAGGCTTAAGCACAATACCAGCCAATGGCAAGTTGCTAATCGGTAATGGTTCTGGGTACGCGTTGAATCAACTTACCGCAGGGCAAAACATTGCTATCGGCAACGCGGCGGGCAACATTACGGTTAGCTTTAATGGTATTTTGCCCCTTGCTAACGGTGGTACAGGTGCTGACAACGCGGATGACGCCCGTACTAATTTAGGCGCGACAATAATTGGTAGCAATTTATTTACTTTACCCGACCCATCCGCCGTAACTTTCCCCCGATTTAATGTTGACAATACTGTATCGCCTTTAAACGCCACAGATTTTCGTTCGGCAATTGGCGCGGGGACTGTTACAAGCGTAGGCGGTACAGGTACAGTTAACGGCATTACGTTAACGGGTACAGTTACAACAAGCGGTAACTTGACCCTTGGGGGTACGTTGTCGGGGGTGGATTTAACTACCCAAGTAACAGGCGTTTTGCCTATCGCTAACGGCGGTACAAACGCTACAACAGCTACTGATGCCCGTACTAATTTAGGGCTTGGCACAATGGCTACGCAGAACACAGGCGCTACAGGATCATTTTTATCCGGCGATTTAACGCCTAAAACCATAACCGTTGTTAACGGCATTATTACAAGTATTGTTTAAGGTAAAGTAAAATGGAACAAACTATATTTAACTGGGTAGTAGGCTTTGCAGGCGCTTGCGGCGGCTGGATACTCAAGATTATTTGGGACGCAATTACCAACCTTAAAGATGACATACGTCAGATAGAACGTGATTTGCCTGAAGTGTACGTGCGCCGTGATGATTTTAAAGAAGCCGTTAAAGAGCTAAAGACAGACATGAAAGAAGGCTTTAACAAGGTTGATTCTACGCTTGCGCTTTTATTTAAGAAGTTAGATGGTAAAGAGTCAAAGGATTAAAGATGTTAACTGTACCTGAGCATATGAACCAAAAAGTAGATGCGTTGCAAGCCGCAATGCTAACATTGCCTCAGTACGAACCACCTACTGAGCATCTTTTTCACGGCGGAATGTATTGCCGTCAAGTGTGGCGGCCAGCAGGTTGTACAATTGTGGGGCGCGTACACAAAAAAGAACATTTTTACATGGTTGTGTCTGGTACGGTTTGTGTAACGACAGACGATGGTGTGCAAACCATAACAGGCCCAACATTGCTTTGCAGTAAGCCAAGCACCAAACGTGCAGTCCATGCTTTAACAGATGCGCTTTGTATGACTTTCCACGCAACAGATGCCGTTGACGTTGAGCAAGCCGAGCAAATGTTAGTAGAACCCGATCCTAGTAGCCCGTTTACGCTAGGTAATAAAGTTAAACAATCAGAATTAGAGGTGTCAATATGAGTTTCGTAGCAGCAGCCGTTATAAGTGGCGGGGTAGCATTAGCCGCCGGTGCAATGAGCGCATCCGCCGCAGGAAGTGCAGCTTCAGCGCAAGCTAACGCAGCGAATAACGCCGCCGCTCTGCAAGCGCAGTCTAGTAAAGACCAGTTAGCGCTTCAGCGTGAGATGTACAACCAACAACGGGCGGACATCGCACCGTATCGCCAAGCGGGTTTAACCGCACAAAACCGATTGTTAAGCTATTTAGGGTTAGACCCTAGCCAAAGCGGCATGGCGCCCGTATCTACTTTTGATGAAGCAGGCTATCGCAAGGCTATGGATGCGTACAATTCTGGTCAAGGCGGCGTGACTGGTGGGCCTGAAGGTGGTCGATACCTTATAGAGCCAGGATACTTCCAAGAAAGTACCCAAGATAGCGGTGGGCAAACTTGGGTTCCCGCCAAGTACGGTACATTTTCGGGTGGTGCAGGTGCTGGGGCTGCGCCTATGGCGATGCCGACACGAGAACAGTTTACAACCAACATGCCTGTAGATCAGTTGCAAGTTGACCCTAACGACCCTAGTTTTGGTAAGTACGCTCGTGACTTTAACATGACCGACTTTACTGAAGATCCAGGCTATGCGTTTAGAATAAATGAAGGTCTTAAAGCTGTCGACCGGCAAGCCGCCGCACGTGGCGGTCTTATCTCAGGTGCAGCGCTTAAGGCTTCGCAACGTTACGGGCAAGATATGGCGTCGCAAGAATACGGCAACGCATTTAATCGTTACCAAGTCAACCGTAGCAATCAGCTTAACCCGCTTATGAGCATTTCTGGTTATGGGCAACAAGCCACAAACCAATTAGGTCAGTACGGGACAAACTTTGCTTCTAATGCGTCTAACACAATGGGTGCGGGCGCTACCGCACAAGGTAACTCTTTAATGCAAGCGGGCAACGCTCGTGCTTCTGGCTATGTTGGTCAAGCCAATGCGCTTAATAGCGCTTTGGGCGGGGTTAGTAACATATTTGGGCAGTATAGCGCTATGCAAAACAACCCTTATGGCGGCAGTTACGCTCCAGACCAGACGGTAGATCTTGGTGTAGGAAATTATTCGTTTTAACGAGCAAGGAATAAAAAAATGGCTATTGACGCACGTATCGCCTTAGCAGGGCGGGCGCCTAATGTACCTAACTTATTAGGTATGCAAGGTGAAGCCGCTGTCACGAATAATCTGTTGGCTAAAACTGACCTAATGAAACAGGAAGCAGCCACGCTTAAAGATGAAACTCAATACAGCACCGCCATGATGCGTTCTAAAGACGCTTTGCGGTTTGTAAACTCGCCAGATGCGTATATGGCTTGGCATAACTCCAACCACAGCGACCCTGTGCTTGGGCCAATGCTGGCAAAAATGGGCATTACCGCTGACAGCGGTCGTGCAAAAATTATGCAACAACTTAGTCAGCCTGGTGGTCTGGAAACATTAATTGGTCAGTCAGCGTCAAGCATTGAAAAGTTAGCTTCTACTATGAGCGCTCAAGGCGCTGATGCTAGAGGTAGGGCAACAGCGCAAACTGAAAATGCTCGCCGGCAAGCTATGATTGACAGCGTTATGGGTAACGGGCAAACTAACGCACTTGCGACGCCGCCTGCGTCAAGCAATGCTTTAGCCATGCCCGTTGCGCCGCCGAGAGATACGACGGTTAACGCCGAAGGCTCACCTAATGCGCTCAGGCAAGATTATAGCGCTACGCTTGCGCAACAAGACGCAACAGCGGGGGCTTTACCTCTTCCTCCTCAAGCAACTGGCGGCGCTGACCCTAGATTGGCGCAAGTTGCACAGTTTCGTGCGCTTGCCGCTAGAGGTGTTCCTGGAATGTCGCAGGCAGCAGATCAGTTACAGAAAGCAGTTGAGTTTGACCAAAAGCAAAACCCAACAATGGAATTGAAAGATCGTTTTGTTCCTGTTGGCAAGAATGTCTTTGATCGTCAAACACAGAAGTTTGTTTCACCCCCTACACCTGATGACGTTAGCGAGATAATTCCTACACTTGAAAAAGGTGAAAAATGGAATTCAGACACGCAGCGCGTTGAGGCTGTGCCTGGAAGTAAATTGTACATAACGCAAAACAGTAAACAAAATAAAGATTTGCAAACCGTTAAAGGTGTTAACACCAAAACCGAACAAGCGTTGGCAAAGATAGATGAAATTCTATCGCCAAACAATGCTAGCGCCTTTGAGGGTAATTTTGGCGGCTATAACGCTTACACTTCACAAATGCTACCTGGTGAAAACAGTAATCTACGTAAGAAAATTGATTCGTTTAAATCTAACATGAAAGCCGTTGGCCTTGAGTTGATGCGATCAGGCGGTTCTATTGGTCAAATGACTGAAAAAGAATGGCCTATTGTTGAGCAAATGATTGGCTCGCTTGACCCAGTAATGGGTGAAGAAGACGCTCGTATGGCATTTCAAAAGATTAGGGCGCGTATGCAACGCATTGCTGATGATGCTAATGAGATCTATGACAACAATTGGTCTGACACCCAGTACTACGCGCCGGATAAAAAGGGTAACACAAAACGCGCAGGTAGCGTAATTGTTAATGTTAATGGCGCTGACTACACATTCCCTAACGCTGAAGCTGCCAATAACTTTAAACGAAAAGCGGGGATTAAATAATATGGATTACGCCGCGTTAGCTAAAGAGTTTGGGGGTACGCTTTCAGCTCCACCTACGGATTTAGCCGCGCTTGCGGCTGAATTTGGGGGGTCAATAACCACACCACCATCACAGTACGGTAGCGCTGTCCCCCAACTAGATGCAAGCGGAGGCGTAGCTAGACCGCAGGATGCTATACCCCGAGAGCGGGAGCCGTCGCCTAGTGTGCTTAATTACGCAATCGGGATTCCTGAAACGGCGCTTGCTCTGGGCAGCGGTATGGTAGCAGGCGCTGTAGCGCCTTTTGCCGCAGCGGGCAGAGAAATATTAAGCGGGCAATATGGTAGCGGTACACCTGAAACAGAACAATTTGCAGAACAACTTCAAAGCCGCATGACGTATCAACCTACTTCGCTTTCAGGTCAGCAAATGACTGGCGCAGCGGGCGAAGCAATGCAAGGTTTAAACCTTGAAGCAATACCGTTTTCACAAGGTATGACAGCTGCGGCTATGGGGCCGGCTGCATTGCGGCAAGGTACTAATCTTTACGCAAGAGGTACAGTAAAAGCTGGCGAAGCCATAGAAAATATACCTATCATAAAGGCTAGGACTGAAGCTACGGCGGCAAAAAATTTATCAGAAAGCTATAAAAACGCGGCAAAAATAGAAGCCGCGCAGTTAGCTGAAAAACATAACGTTTTAATAAATCCAGACATATCTAATCCAACAGCAAAAAATCGCATAAAAGGCGCTATTGCGGGGGATCAAAACGTTTCCGAAAAAATGGCGGAAAAAAACCAATTTACTTTTAACAAAGTTGCTAGGGAAGACGTAGGTATTCCCGAAACAAAAATATTAAACGCAAAAACTTTTGATGAGGCTCACGCAGCGCCTGAGTTAACCGCGCCATACGAAAGAGCAAAATCAATTCCAAAAATTAATATTTACGACGATGTTTTAGCTGAAATAGATAGCCTTAAAACTAAAGATTTATTAGGTGATACAGCTGAAAATGCTGCACAATTAAACAAGTATATTGATGACGTTAAAGCTAAAATTGCCGCAGGCGGTGACGGTAATCTTTTTGTAGATAGCGCGCGTCAACTTAGAAAAGAATCACAAGATATATATTCAAAACAACACGCGCCAGGAGGCCTTAGTGTAACGGAACGCAATTTAGCTGACGCTAAAATGGGCTTGGCTGACGCGGTAGAATCTTTAATCTTAGATTCTTTACCTTTAAAAGATAGGAACGCATTTTTAAAAGCTAGGGAACAACACGCAAAATTATACACATTAGAACAAGCAACTAATCTTGCTACTGGTCAAGTAGAGCCTAAATTTTTTGCAAAAATGATAGATGATAGGAAACCTGTTAGCGGCAATATGCGTGATTTAGGTCTTATCGTTGCCAATAACCCAGATATAGCTGGGCAAGCGGCAAAACAACCTTGGAGCATTCCTAGAATTACAAGAGCTACTTTACCCGGGCTTATAGGCGGCGCTGTTGGTACTGCTATTGGCGGCCCTTTTCTTGGTGGCCCAATAGGTTTGACACTTGGTACCGCGGCAGGGGGAGTTGGTAGACGCGTATTAACTAAAAATATGCTTTCACCAAAGTATCAAAGCAAAAACGCTGTACCTAAAGACTATCGCCCCCAGCCACAAGTTAACGCTTTGCGCCCCGTCGAGCCTGGTGAAGCTAACATCGTACCGTTTGATCCTCGCAATGCGGTTATGCCGCCTGAAGCACCTGGGCCTAATTTTACCCGCCAACAAAACCCTATATTTGGGACTGACCCTACTACTTTTACCGCACAACGTGGGCTTCCTAATGAAATGCCTAAACAACTTTATGAAGCGCAAAAACAAGCTGACCTTGCCCAAGGGTTTAGAGAAGCGGATGAACGCGCGCCAACGCGTGGCGGCATAGCGTTTGACCTTGACCCCATCACAGGTAGGCTTGTTGAACCAAAAGCAACCGGCGCTTCCATTCCTACACCTAGTAGCCTACAGGCGGCGGTAACAAAGCTATCAAGCGGGCAACCTTTTGCGCTGCAAGCCGACGAATTGGCTGCTTGGAATTACACTAAAACTAATATAGGTGAAGTGCTGCCAGGCTTTAAAAATCTTAGCGACAAAGTTATCGCTGAGCGTATGATGGATCGCGCTTGGGTCGCGGATGCCGTTAAAAAAGCACGTCAAAAAGCGCAAGCTTTTGATGAGTTAGCCAAGCGTTCGCAACAAGCGGCAGAAAAGTTTGAAGCTCAAGCGCAACGTGAAAGAATGTTAGACCTAGCAGAAGAACTTGAGTCACGTTTTACATCTAGACCCGACAACAGTCGCAAAGGTCAAGGGCCTAAAACCCGTGAAGCGATACGCAATCGTTTAGTCGGTGGCGATAACTTCAACAACTTAAGGGAGTAAATCATGGATCCTTTTACCATCTTAGCCGCGCTTGGCCCATTAGCCGTAGACTTAGGCAAGTCGCTTATCGGGCGGTTCATAGCGCCTGACGGGTTTAAACCTACAAACATTGACGACTACACCAAAATGAAAAGTGTAGACCTTCAGATGTTTAAAGCAATGAACGACGCAGGCGGCACAAACCCTAGCTACCCTTGGGTTGAAGCTGTTGTACGTTTAATGCGCCCGGGTGTGGCGTTGCTTGTGCTAGGTACTTGGGCGTACATGGAAGTGACAGGTGATGCTTCGGCAGCTGTTGCAAATTTTGCAAGTGCTGTAGGCTTTTATTTGTTTGGTGACCGCACCTTGTTCTACTCAAACCGTATGCTTAACTCAGGCAAATAATGATAAGCGCAAAAGATTTAAGCGTCATTAACGTACCGCCTGCCGCCGCGGAGAAATGGACACCGTACTTAAACATGTCTATGCTTAAGTATGACATCAACACACCCCAACGACAGGCCATGTTTTTAGCCCAGCTTGCGCATGAGTCGGCAAACTTTCGCGCTACAGTAGAAAATTTTAACTACTCAAGTGAAAGACTACAGAAAGTTTTTGTTAAGTATTTTTCTACAGAAAGTATTGCGGCGGATTACGCAGGACACCCTGAGCGAATTGCTAACTTAGTATACGCTAACCGCATGGGCAATGGGGATGAGGCATCAGGTGATGGTTGGCGTTTCAGGGGGCGTGGGCTTATACAATTAACAGGGCGCACAAACTATGCGCTTTACAGTTTACAAAATGCCAACAACGCGCTAATAGAACCTGAATCAGTAGGCCGAATTGAGTTAGCAAGTGATTCAGCCGGATGGTTTTGGTCAACCAACCGACTGAACCAGCTATCAGATACGGGCGATATCCGCGCCGTTACCCGTCGCGTTAACGGTGGATTTAACGGTTTAGATGATCGGCAAGTCAAGTACGAACGGTTGCTTGACGTGCTGTCTTAAATGTATTTCTTGATACCGTTTCCACTTAGCTACTATTGCTGGGTCTTCTGACGCAGGTGTCCAGCCCAAGCGCCTAAACGTTACCATTACATCGGTGGCTACCGCTGGCGTATAAATGTAATCATCAATCATTTGTGTGCCTTATAAAAACGATGGCACCAATCGCAAAGGCCATCTATTAAGTTGGTGTTAACTTGCCCGCATGTATCGCATGGGGCGTGTACGTTGCGCCGTACAACTGGGGTATGCTCACGCCTAAACGACCGACGTATTGCGTCAAACAGTTTCTTTACCTTCATGTTGTCGCCTCTTTATTTCACGGTTGACGTACCAAACTGCTTTCTGTAAATCTTCTACGGCGTCGGCTTTTAAATCACTACGCCAAATGTACTTGACTGCATTGCCTAAATTAAAATTCATGTGTTCAGTTATCTGAATACACTCAACGCCTGACGGGTGGCTTTTATAGTGTGGTGGGTGGTTAACTAAATCGCTCATCCCTTTACAGCCTCCCGCATGAGTTTGATACGTTCACGTGATGCTCTAAGCGAGCAGTAACGCCTGTGCAAGCGTTCAAGCATTGACGCGCGTTTGTGTGTAGAACGTTCTAATACAAGCGCTTCTGACACTTCTTCTTCAGTCATGCGCCCGATCTTAGCGTTAAGACTTCGCCATGTTTCCATCAATTTTCTGCTCCAGTTCAGTTATTAATTTGTTTAACCTAAAAATACTTCGCTCACTTGCGTTGTGCTGGCGTATGACGATACGCCGTTCAGCATAAGCAGCCTTTAGCTTGGCTTGCCATAGTTCCTTATGTTTCATTTGAGTTCTTCCAAAGCAATGTCAGACAACGCTCGTTTATCTTGTAGTGCTGACCAAATGCGTTCGTCAACCGTTCCTTTAGCCAGCAATAAATAGCACCATACGGCTTGCGTTTGCCCGCCACGATGCAGTCTGCCTACTGTTTGTTCGTACAGTTCTAAGCTCCACGGTAGCGATACAAACACCATACGGCAACCGCCAAACTGTAGGTTTAACCCGTGCCCCGCGCTCTTAGGGTGAACAAGTAGCAGCTCTACTTTACCTGCGTTCCAATCTTTAATCGCGTTTGCATCATCCAGCGTAACGGCTTTGGGGTAGCGACGTTTAAGTTCCGCAAGTTCTTCCTTATAGTTGTAAACAATGATGGTGTTAGCGCGTTGGTTCTCATCTAGTATTTCGTTTAACAAATCAAACTTGTGGCCAGATAAAAATATAGGCGTTTGCGTGACGATAAACTTACCTGGCTTATCAGGGTTTGGTGTCTTACGGGTATCGTAAACAAACCCCGACGCAATTTGTTGCAACTTGCTAGTGACTACCGCAGCGTTAGCGGCGATAGTTTTAACATCCCCTAGCTCTAGTACAAAGTCGCGCTTCATACGGTTGTACTCATCCATAAGCATGGCGCACTCCATGGGCACAACGTGCAAGGGCGGCAGCTTATCTTTGTACTCACCAGGCTCAAGCAAATACGTTGCGTGTTTAATTTGCGCCATCACACGCCCAAGCGCACCCACACGCGGAAACCATTGCCCGTACTCAGGGTTTAATAAAATAAAATTCTTTTGCATGAACGCGCCTTTAGAACGCCCAAGCAAATCTTGGTCAATGATTTTGCATTGCCCGAATACATCTTCTAACCCGTTAGAAGTAAAGCTACCCGTTAGGCCCCAGCGCATGTTGATGTCTTTAAGCATGACTTCAAATGCTTTAAAGCGTTTGCCTGAAGGGTTCTTAAGTTTAGTTAACTCGTCACACACCACGCCATCAAATTTAAACTTCTGTTCAGACAACCATTGTAGGTTCTCGTAGTTGGTAACGTACACGTCAGCGGACGCAGCAAGCGCTTTCTTACGTTGTGCAGGTGTGCCAGTCACCATCGACAATCGTAAGCTTGGCGCCCACATAGGAGCTTCCGTAGGCCATACGTCTTTAGCTACCCGCTTAGGCGCTAAGACTAACCAACGCTTAACTAACTTATCGCGCAAACTATCTCCCATAGCGGTTAACGTGATTGCCGTTTTTCCCGCACCTACAGGCGCTAACACCATAGCGCGATTAACTTGGTAAAGAAAATCGGCTGCTGTATCTTGGTAAGGTCTAAGTTTCAAGCGTTCTTCTCCTTTAGTTAGCCCGACCCATTCGCGCTTTGGGGGTGCTGCGTTCATTTTGCCTCCATTATTGCTTGCAAGTTGGCCGCCATCAACGCTTTACTATGCTGGTCTGCGGCTTTTCTTGTTAGGTGAATTAAGCCTGCATCAAGAATTTTACAATCAATAGATTCATCATACCAAGACACAGAATAAGAATGTCCAGATGCGTCAGCTATAAAGTATAGAGCGTGTTTAGTTAATGCTTTATTGTTTGGCGCAGGAAACTTTACCCCCGCTAAATCGCACATCGTGACTGGTGGTGCGGTTGGCTTTATGCCTATTGCGTAAATAAAATTAGGGCAAACAAGCACCTCTTCTAAGTAAGATGCTGACCAAGTTTTTGAATCTGCTAACAAAACCCAAAGTTGTTGGTCGGTATCCTTAAGCCATTGCTTGATTAGTTCTGCTTGTGGGTGCTTCATATTATTTCCTTACTTTTTGATTGTGTAGGAATGTTGCTCTTGCTTTTATATCTTCTATCTTGGCAATTATGTGATTGCTTACATCAAAGCCATGATTTTCAATTATTCGTAGCTTGATTTTGTCAATCTGCATGTGTTCATAATCCGTGCCTTGATATTTATAAAGCAAATAATTAAGGAACTCCATATCGCTTTTTAGCTTAACGCGGGTCATCTTATCCCCTGTATATGGTTTAAATACAGCAAATTAACTACACGTTGTTGCTTCATGTTTCTCGCAGGTACAAGTGCACGATTAATTGCGTCATACCGAGCGCCAATTGTTTGGGTAATTTTTTCTTCTTTCGTAACTTTGCGTTCTTGGTATTGCCTAGAGATAGGCGCAAACTCATCGGGTTGGTCGCCTATACTGAACTTTGCGTGTGGCCTTAACTTTGGCGATTTTTCCCAACCCGAAACGTAAATAATTCGATTTCTGCGTAACGTTGCAACGGTTGCGTTAATCGCCCTTACCAAAACGTTTGGTAAATGCTCTGCAATGTCTTGCCTAGTAACTGTTTTCTTAACCATCAACAGTTGCAAAATATTTTTTGCGGTTGAATTTTCTTTATCTAAGTAATCTTGTATCGTAGTCATGTCATTACCCTCGTTATCCATGCGTCTA